CAACACGTGTTATTGCTACAAGATACGCCACACAAATTAAGAAAGATGTTACTATATCTATTGATAGCCCAGCAGAAATAACTTGCACTAGCCATGGTCTGTTTGATATGGACACCATTACTTTTGTAACTACAGATACCTTACCTTATGGGATAGATACAAATACAGAATATTTTGTACAAAGAATAGACGAAGACTCATTTACTCTTTTGGACAGTCAGCTAAATCCTGTTGAAACAAAAGAAGGCGAAAACCCAGATGCAGAAATTCCAGACGCAGATAATGAAGACTCTACTGAAGAAGTTACGATTAATTATAGAACACAAAACGGAACGCATTCATTTATTAAATCATTTAATGATTCAAACAGGGTAGTCATTAGCAGAAGCGTTGGTGAATCAATTCCACAATATGAAGTTTCTGTTGAAGAAGTTCTTGTAGACGAAGACGGAACAACAGAAGAACAAAATTATTATAACAATATTTCTTATCAAAATGAGATTATTGCTATCGAAGAGTTGCAGGTTACTTCTGACGGCAAGGCAGGATGGTCTACAACAAACAAAGACTTAGCGTTGACTGGAACTCGTAATGGTATTATTAAAAACTACTTTACAAAATCATCATTTAGTGAAACAGATGTAAACAAGTTCCTGTCTACACAAACAGGTACAGTCCAGTCCTCTGCCCTGGTATTTAATGGGCCATCGTTTGAGTTTGAAACTGGAGCAAATGCTAGAAGTCCAATAGACTTTGTTTCATACATTCACAAACCATTAGACAGCAAGTTCTCACACTTTGGAAGCAGAATGAGAATTATTGGAAGGCTGAGCGAAGAAGACAAGAAGCAAATTGTTGATAATGCTTTCTCATATTTTACAAACCCAGAATCAAACCTTGACGAAGAGTTCTCTATCTTCGGAGGATCTGCAGGTATAGGGTTAATGGTTAATCCAAAAACTAATGTTGGATATTATTTTGAAATCATTGCTCTTTCAGATAGCAATGTAGCAGAATACTCTGACAATATTGGATTGTTTAATGTAGTATTTTATAAAGTTGTTAGAAAAGTTCCTAACGAGGCTGAGGCTGAAGTTGGGGATGACTCAAAGGCTATCCCTATCAAACTATGGCAGGGAGTTACAAACATTGTTGCAGATGATGGAACTATGGTTGGACAGTTTAGAACAGTAAACGATAGCAATCCAAGTGTTTATGATATATCTGTGGAATATAGCGATATTGATGAAAATACTCGTAAGTTTTACCTAATGATTAACAATAAAATTGTTGCTGTTGTTGATGATACAGATCCTCTTCCAGTATATAACAACATGTGCTTGTTTGTTCGTGGAAGCACAAGGGCAATGTTTGAAAATGTTTACGCTCTATCTAATAACTACAGCCAAAACGCAGTGTTCGAGCTTGATGCACCAGTTAATTCAGTGTTCGGATCTGAAAGCATTAACGTATCAGAATCGTTTAGAAAGTATGCTTTGAGTGGTGCAATCCAGTCCACATATCTGTCTGGTATTGGAACCTCTGATGCTTCTAAGTATAAGATTTACTTCGAAGAGTTTGGCACAATTATGAGAGAATGTGCATACTTTAATATTAAGTATGATAAAGCATACCCAGCACTATATGCACGTATTTCTGATACATTCAATAAAATGAAAGGCTACACGGTTTCTGGCTTCACGCCAACTGCCTACGGTGCTGAATTCTTAGTATTTAACAACACAGACTCTGCATTAAACTTAGATGAAACCTCTGGCAACTACCTTCGTATTCAGGGTGTTACGTTTACACAAGATTCAGAAAAAGAATTAACAGTAGATGACTACTTTGATAGAGTAAGCAACTTTGCTGATCCAGATATATTAGAAGACGGAGTCATAGTTTCTCCAATAAAAGCAAAGCAGGACTTTTTAAATATTAAAAATAGCAGACTTACTTATGGCAAAAAAGAGTTTACGATTTCTTCTCCATATATTCAAAGCCAAGATGAAGCAAATAATTTAATGGGATGGATCATATCTAAAATTATGAAACCTAGAAAGTCTGTTGGTATCAAGGTATTTGCTATGCCAACAATTCAACTTGGTGACATAGTCTCTATTGATTATCAATCAAATGATTCTATTGAGCAGATCTCTAATAACGATTCAAGATTCGTGGTATACAATATCAATTATAATAGAGACAATGCTGGAACATCTATGACTATATACTTAAGCGAGGTCATATAATGGAAGCCATACCAAACCAACCACAGCCACAAGATGTTGCTAGAAAAAGATCAGCTTTTAAGATAGCTGATCCACAATACATTATTTCTGTAGACCCAGCAGCAACGGTAGAAGAGATGACAGATGCCCTATGGCAAAGCATAGGTGGTCACGAAATTTTATCTATAGTTAGAAGAGACTTAGTTGATGGCAAAAACTCTGACTATGGTTTAGTCTCTGGGCTAAAAAAGCTATTTGCAGAATATAACCCAAAAACAATTATTTCAATTGAAAACGTATCAAATCTCTATTTCAATGCTTTTGGTATTAAGTTTGAAAAATATGTTCCATCAGAGCAATCGCTTTCTGATATACAGGATGGTCTTCTTGTGCCAATTGTTGTTGATGAAGATCACAACATATCTATTTATTTATCTAACGTTGAGCCATCACACGAGGTAGAGGTGCAGTCAATAACCTCAGACGAACTCTTCCGTGATACAATATATCTAGGAGCTTCTTAATGATAACTAATACTGGAAAAGACATTTTGTCTAAGTTTCTTTTGGGACACACATCTAGCTATGCATCTCACATAGCTGTTGGTTCTGGTGCTGTCCCATTGGGAGCTTTGGATGATCCAATAACAAATGCTTCTATTTACGAGCAAAAGCAAAATCTTGATTTTGAAATGTTCCGTGTTCCAATTACTTCAAGGGGATACGTTAAAGAAGATGGTTTGACCTATGTGGTTTTAACTGCTGAGCTACCAACTACAGAAAGATATGGGATCACTGAGGTTGGTATCTATTCTGCTGGATCTAATCCAGAAGCTGGTGTGGCAGACAGCAAATTAATTAAATCTTTTTCTAGTCTTGAGGGATGGGAGCAGCACAATCAGGCTTTAGCTTCGGCAATACCAAATATTGCGTATGCTCTTGATAGCGAAGGTGACGACTTTATAGATGTTACCGATAAGTTCTTTACAGTTAGCTCAGATAATCCAACTTTCTTATATCCAGATAGAGTGGAAAGACATGAGGTTCCTAGATTTTTAGACAGCTCAATTGTTGTCCGTGGAGATAGTTCAGTAATCAATAAAAATAATGATGGTAATCTGATCCCAGATGACACCGTTTCTTCTCACATTCATTTGACTGGAACTTCTCTAAATCTTGATCAAAATGCTCCAACAGATGAACTAAGATTGGCATTTTCTTTAATTAATAAAGATGGCGATGGGACTGAGATTCCTGGGGAAGTCAGGGTTGTTATAGAATTTACTTCTGGCGAAGGTGGAGATAGACAGTACGCTATCATGGAAGCAGTTATTAACGAAACTGTTGACGATATTGATTTTGATACCAATAGGTATTTCGTTGTTTCTAGACAGCTTCAGGAGCTAAGAAAGAGTATCGGATTCTCATGGGATCAAGTAAATACTATTAAGGCATATGCTTCTGTCGTTGATGGAGATTCAGAGATTTCAGAAAACTTTTATGTAGCATTTGATGGTTTGAGACTAGAAAACACAACGTCAATTCATCCGCTTTATGGACTTACTGGATATTCTGTTATTAAGACAGATGATGCCTCGCCAATCATTAAGTCTAAAAACTCAAGCAGCTTCGTTGAGTTTAGATTTGCATTTCAGCTAGACGAGTATTCTTCGGTGAGCTAGCCATGGCAGAAGTAATTAAAAAAGTTAATGTTCCAAGTTCAATTTTGACTGAATTGGACTGGGATACTGGTGGACACATTATTAGATATAGAATTATTGCTGATAATAAAAACATCAGATCTCACTGGTCACCAGTATATTTTATTCCTGGACCAGAATTTTCCATAGTCACTGGCGATGTGATTGAGAGCATCGGAGCAGATGGCAGTACGGTTGTTACCGCTGCCTGGTCTGATGTTTTTGATATTCCAGCATACGATGTATATGTTTCTTATTTTACTGATTTAGAAAATCCTATACAATATGATGGAAATGACTTTTTCTTGCACGGCACACCACAAGTACATAGCTATAGCTTTACTTTAGATCCTGAGATAAATTCTTACAGAATTATTGTTCAGCCAGCAACAAACAAGAAGCTAATTAAAGAAGATTTTATTGTTTTTACAGCTTCTGTTTCCCATTCATGATAAATCTGCTACAATTGATATAAAGGAGAAATATGGCTAGAGTTCCAATTCCACAGCAAGGCCAACCACTAGATTTGGCTTATATTGCTACGATTGCTAATGCTGTTAACCAACTATCTGAAGAAGGTGCAGCTCTTGCACAAGGTAACAACTTTATTCTTAAGGGTCGTCTAACCGATACCCCTGCATCATACAAGCTTTACGGTGCACAGGTTTTTGCTCAAGAAATTAGCTTTACTGCTGGTACATCAGACACACTAGAGCAAACAGTTAGCTTTAGCCCAAATAACTTTAGCACACCACCAATTGTTACAGCTACACTTGTTAATCCAAGTACACCTGAAGCAATCGTAAGCTTGAAGAATGTAACTTCTGGATCTGTTACAGTTATTGTGAAGTTTCCTACATCCGAAAACAACTCTACTAGCGTTAGCATTATGGCAATTGGAGTGCCTTCTAGCGTATCGTAAGGTTGGGTATGGATAGAGAGGCTTATAATAATGCTCCAGTCATTCCTGGAAGCAAAAGGGTGTGGTTTCTTAATGGTGATCTCGTAAGAGTGTACCACCTTAATCGTGCTGGTGGAATTATTTCTCTTTATAATATAATTAAAGATAGAATAGAAAGCTGTCTTCTTTCTGATTTTAAAAAAAATAGAGAACGTGCATACACTGTTAGAGAAACAGCAATACTTGTTAATAGGCATAAAAAGTATTTGCCAACGCTGATGAAACGTGGCATAATTCCTTACCCCACTGGTGCACAAAAAGACGGCAAGCGTGAATGGCAAGTAAGAGCATATTATTCGGAGTCGCAAATTCGTGAGATCCGTGATATACTTGCATCACAGACCATGGGTAGAAAAAGAAAAGATGGTTTGATTACAAACAATTCGGTTCCTACAATTCAGGAGTTGAATCGCAGGATGGGAAATGGTATACTTACATATACCAAAACAGAAGACGGAAAGTTCATTCCAATGTGGAGTGAAACACTATAGAAAGGGTATGAGATGGAAAACTCACAAACAAAAGTAAATGTGACTCTTGGTTACACAATGAATCTTGGTAACTTCCAGTCGCTACGTATCGATATCGGTATCGAAGATCAGCTCCGTGATGGAGAGCATGTACAAGAAGGATTTGATCGAGTGTACGCATTCGTCGAAGACCAGCTTGGCAAGAAGTTACAAGAAGCAAAAGCAGAAGTTTCTGAGTAATGGCTGAGCGTAAGTTGCGCATGGCCCTTCTAAGTAGATACAGCAAGCTTCATAATGAACGCTATGGCGAACGGCCATCGTTAAATATCAACACTGAACAGTGGGCAGCAGATTGCCTAATAGAGTCATATGGAATGCAAGAATGCTATGACTTGCTACAGTATTACTTTGATGCATCACAAACACCAACATGGAAATTCTTTGCAAATTATGCAGATAAGGTGTTGGATGCTAGGAAAAGAGTTGAGCAGGATAAAATTGAGAGAGCACAAATGCGTAGGAAGGCAAAGGAGTGGGTAAATGAATGATACAGAAGCAAAGGTCATTTCAGCAGTATTAAAAGATAAGCAGGTTCATGTTTTGCTACAGGCAAACGTTGAAAACTTGCTGCATACCCACAAAGACATTTGGGAGTTTATTCGTAATTATTCAGAGCAAAACGCATCAGTCCCACCAGTAGAACTTGTTGTCGATAAGTTTCGTGATTTTCAGCTGGTAGATGGTGTTGGTGCTACCAAGCATCACCTTGAAGAGTTGCAGCGTGAATATCTAAACAATAGCCTAAAAGAGATTATTAGATCCACTGCAACTGACATTCAGAGTGGCGATGGCACAGCAGTCCTTGAAGACATTATCAATAAAACTTCAGAGCTTAAGAAGAACACTGCAGCTATTCGTGATATTGATGCAACAGATATTGACTCAGCTATTGCATTTTTTGAAGACGTAAAGAAGAGACAAGAGCTTGGTGCTATTGGAATCAAGACTGGTCTGTCTGGCTTTGATGATTTTCTACCAAGCGGTATCATGCCTGGTCAGCTTGGCGTGTTCCTTGCATATCCTGGTATTGGCAAGTCTTGGCTAAGTCTTTATTTTGCTGTACAGTCTTGGAAGCAGGGTAAATCTCCTCTTGTTATCAGCCTTGAGATGAGCGAAACAGAAGTTCGTAATCGTGTTTATACAATTATGGGCGAGGGCTTGTGGACACACCGTAAGCTTAGTGCTGGAGATGTAGATCTTGATGACCTGAAGGCTTGGCATAAAGAGAATATTGATGGTAAGCCTCCATTCCACATTATTTCTAATGATATGGGTGGAGAGATTACTCCTTCAGTTCTTCGTGGAAAAATCGACCAATATAAGCCAGACTTTGTTGTGGTTGACTATTTGCAGCTTATGAGTCCTAATCAGAAGTCAGACAACGAGACAGTCCGAATGAAGAATCTATCTCGTGAGCTTAAGCTTATGGCTATTGCAGAAGAAGTTCCAATCATTGCTATTTCGTCTGCTACACCAGACGATGTTACAAAGCTAGATACTGTTCCAACGCTAGGACAGACCGCATGGTCACGCCAGATCGCATATGATGCTGACTGGGTAATTGCAATGGGTCGTGGAACTAATAGCGATGTTATGGAAGTTGCTTGGAGAAAGAACCGTAATGGTATGATGACTGATTTCTTTATCCAGGTAGATTTCAACAGGGGATGGTTCAAATACAAAGATATTGAAGATATCTAGTTATAATATATGTATGATAACTATACATCATAGGCCTCTTAAGATATTTAATTTAAATGGAAATATCCATAGCGATTCTGTTATTGTTAGGCTTAAGGATGAATACATAAATCTATTGAAAAGTCAAATGAAAATTTCTGGGTATGTTCCTAGATTAGACATTGACCCAGACTTCACAATAGAGTATAATAAAGAGAAAGAATACTTTGAGTTTGAATTATCGATATACGGAATATTTGTAGGAAAGAAGAAAGTAGAATGGATAGCAGGAATAGACGGAACAGTGGTGGTTCCTATTCTGAAGAGCAGGTCAAGAGAGTTCTCTTCGGAAGTGGCATAGATATTGAAAGAGATCTTGATAATGATTTTATTATCTTTTGCCCTTTCCACGGCAACTTCCGCACCCCTGCTGGCGAGGTAAACAAAGACACAGGATTGTTCTTCTGCTTCTCATGTCAGCATACTGCAGATCTTATTGAACTCGTAATGCATGTTACAAAGCGTACATATTTTGAATCTATTAGATTTATTAATAGCAAGAGTGTAGAGACTGACTTTGCATCTGACGTAATGTCTAAATTAAAAGATAAGCCAGACTTTGTTCAATTTGACGATGTTCTAATTAAAAGACTGAGTGTAGAGGCTTTGGCATCACCACGAGCTATGAGATACTTTGAGGGCAGAAAGATAACAGAAGACTCTGTTAAGAAGTTCTCTCTTGGCTATTCTCAAAAGCAGGACATGATTACTATTCCTGTTACAGCACCAGATGGTATGATGGTTGGCTTTGTTGGCAGATCTGTTGAGGGTAAAGAATTTAAGAATACTACTG